TCTATCATAGGTCTCGAGCGACACAGCGAAATGTTTGACCTGCTTGGTTATGCTCCATCTTTCGACAACAAGATCAATATTCATATTGGTGCTACATATGGCGATAAGCCGGCTACTATTGCACGATGGATTGATAACTATTATCGTTTGTCTGATGCTTGTCGTGCACGTCTAGTTGTAGAAAATGACGACAAGGCTTCTATGTATTCTGTGCGTGACTTGTATGAGATGGTGCATGCGGTTACTGATATTCCTATTACCTTTGACTATTGGCATCACACTTTCAATACCGGCGACTTGTCCGAGCAGGAGGCTTTCTTTATGGCTCGCGACACTTGGTCTAAGCACGGTGTTACTCAGTGTACGCATTACTCTGAGTCTCGCAGACGCGAGCAGCAACTTCTCATAGAGAACATGTTCGAACATCATGGTATCAGTATGGATAACATCGAGAAGTGGCCAACATTTCACAAACATTACAAAGAGTTTAGCAAGATCAAAGAACAAGCTCATGCAGACTATATTACAAGTTTACCTGACACTTATGGTGTCGATGCTTTAGATGTTGTAGTAGAGGCAAAGGCAAAAGAGTTAGCTCTAGAAAAAGTAGAGGCAAATTGCAATCAAGAGATTATATTAAATTAACACCATAAATAATAATATTATATATTTATATTATATATTAAATCAATAAAAGGAAAGTTATGGCTTATTACAAGTACAAATCAAAAATTACCGACGATGTGGAAGATGCAAAAGAAATTATCCGCACAACCGGTAAAATGTTACAAGAAGGAAAAATTGATAAAGTATCTGCTCTAGACAACTTGGCTCGAGCAATGCAAAAATTAGAATCTGCTAAATACTACATCGATCGTGAATAATGAAACGTGTTTTTCCATACATCGTTTTAACGGCTGCATTAGCTCTTGCTAGTACCGCTGCATATTACAGTGTATTTGGATTAAGCAAATTATTCTCTGCACAAGCTACTGCAGTTATAGTGATGGCATCTATACTAGAAGCTTCTAAACTAGTAGGAGCTTCAATGCTTCATCGCTATTGGACTAAACTATCTGTTTTAATGCGAATGTATTTAACTACTGCAGTATTTGTGTTGATGTGTATTACATCTTTAGGAATTTATGGATTCTTAGTTTCTGCATATCAGGAAACTGCGTATGAATTAGAAGGATTAGACGCACAAACGGAAACTTTAAATTTAAAAAAGTCACGTGTCGAAACGCAAATCAAATCGATACAAACTGAAAAAGAATCTTTGAATACTAATATCACTGAACTAACAACAGGTTTATCTAACAATGTTATAACATACAAAGACCAAGACGGCAACGTAATGAGAACAACAAGTTCTAAAACAAGAAAAGTTTTGCAAGATCGATTAGATCAAACCATAGCTCGAAGAGATACCTTAACGGTTCAGGAATATGCACTAACTGACTCTGTTACTGCATTAGATGTGCAAATGTTAGAACTACAACAAAGTTCCAAAGTTTCGGCCGAGATAGGCCCTATTAAATATGTAGCACAACTCACAAACCGTCCTACTGACAGTGTAATTAATTGGTTTATTCTGCTTTTTATATTTGTGTTTGATCCAATGGCAGTTATACTTTTAGTAGCTGCTAATCGTATATTTGAATTGCAACAATCTGCGCCGGTAGCAGATAAACAGGGAGGTTCAGAGGAGAGTAAAGCCAAGCGGGTTAAAGCCCCAACTCAAGAACCTCCTTCTGTTAAACCACCACAAAAAACAGAAACAATTAAACCGGATATATATCAAGAACAAAAACCAAAAAAACGAATAATATTAAGATCAGAATAAATGAAAAAAGTTAAAATAGTAAAAAACATAAGAGGTTATAAAAAAATGCAGTGTAAATACTGTGAAAGAATTAGTGAGCGAGTAGACGCAAATGCAACAGCAGTAACATGTTGGAAATGCACACATCGTTTATGTGAAGGCGAAAAATTGGAATTGCGAAAATAATTCTATATTATAATAAATAAAAAGTTATAAATGTTAGAAGCAGAAAAAATTAAATCTAATTGGGAAGAATATCGTAACAGAGTAAATACATTATTTGCATCTAGATCGAAACAATTAAATCAAATGTATGATGACTTTGAAGATCGAATGGCTATGATGCCGGCTTCTAGTATCGCACATTATCACAATGCCTTTGCTGGAGGTTATGTTGATCATGTACTTCGTGTAATGGATTGCACTCAGGCTCTTTATGAAACATGGAGCAAAATGGGAGCAGATATGTCTGGTTATACCGTCGAAGAAATGCAGTTTGCAGCAATGCATCATGATTTAGGTAAAGTAGGATTTCCGGGAGAAGGCAATGAAGTATATCAAGTAGAAACTTCGGATTGGCACAGAAAGAATGTTGGTAGAATGTATAAACACAATGAAAATATTCCTTTCACTATGGTTCCCGATCTTTCTATTTGGTTGCTACAAGAATATGATATTAAAATGTCTTGGACAGAATATCAAGCTATAAAAATACATGATGGAATGTATGATGAAGCTAATAAGCCTTATTTCGTTGCGAGAAGCGCCCAAGCTAAATTAAAAACCAATTTACCGGTGCTTTTGCATCATGCAGACCATATGGCAGCTCAAATAGAATTCGAACGATGGAGAAATGCAAAGTCAGAAACTCCAGTAGTCGTTGCAGAAAAGTCTCGAGCTACTAAAAGCAACGGATTGAAGAATCTTGCGGAAAATAATCCGGATATGGAACAATCAATCAGTGATATTTTCAAATCATTTACGGAGTAATCATGATAATATTTCTATCAATAACATCATCAATATTTTTATTTGGAGTTATTTACTTTGCATATCGTGCTTATGTTTTAGCTGGGCTACTAGCAGATTCAGAAGAGTACTATGAAAATGTATCAAAAACAAACGTTTATATGTATGACCGAATTACGCAAACGCATGAAGCTATGCAACGAATAGATCGATTAGGTGCCTTTGAAAAAGATGATGAAGCAGGAACTACATTTCAATTATTAGCAGAAGTTGTACAGGAATTAAAAGAGGAATTTGATGCCACGGAAGAAGAAACAAAATAATTATTTTACTAAAATAACAGACATTGCAATATCTGCTTATAATAAAACAGAATCTACTGCAACGAGAGAAAAAGTGTACAGACGATTTATATATCCTGCATTTTTAAAACTTGCAGAAAACTTAATTAACAAAGTAAAACCTACGTATATCGATTCTACGTTTCTGGATTTGCAAACTGATTTAGTAACATACCTAACAGCTCGATTAGATAAATTTAATCCAGAAAATGGTAAGGCATATTCGTATTATACAAGAACTTCTTTTAATTACTTAATTGCTGAAAATCAGAAGGCATATAATAAACTAAAACAAGGAGCACAAGAAATAAACATAGATGAACAACGAAATATTATAACAGAATTGCATAACGATGATATGCAAGAAACTTTAGAATATTTCATGAATGCGTATATTGAATATTGCTATGATAATTTAAATTATATATTTTCAAACTCAACAGATATACATGTAGCAGATTCTGTTTTACATATTTTCGAAACCAGAGAAAACATAGAAGATTTTAACAAAAAAGCTCTTTATATATTTATCAGAGAACGAACAGGATTACAGACTACTAATATTACACGCGTTATAAAAGTTTTAAAACGTTTATACGAAGAAAAATTTCGTGAATATGAACAAGAAAATTTCATAAAATTGCCGTTTTAATATTTATTATTAAAGGAACAGGCACATGGATAAAAACGATGAAATTTTTAAAGGAACAAGTTTTGCTGACCTAATGTCCGATGTCTATCACAATTCAAAAAAGAAAGATAGGCAAATGAATCAACTCATTGCATCATTGCAGCCGTTAATTAGAAATGCATCAGATGCAACAGTTGTTATGCCACTAATAAAAGACATATTAGATGTGTCAATTAAAAATGATGATCATTTAGTTAAACTAACTGCAATCGTTCAAAGATATATTTCAACAACACAAACAATTTCTGGTGCAGACTCATTGTTAAGTGATACAGAAAAACAACAATTACTTCAAATAGCCCAAAACACATTTTCAGAAGAATTAGACACTGAAATAGATAAATTAAATCAAG